ACAGTACCGGGTGCTACAGGTAGAAACTTTTGCGTTTGGTTGGATAACAGCACATCACAAACATCTTACAATCCTCAATTCTTAGTAGGTCATGGAGGTAGATGGCGTAACTTTTGGGCTTTACCTGAAGAAAAACAAGGTGAGAACATGCACCCTGCCCCTATGCCACTTGATAAAAACGGGCGACCTTTCTCACCGATTACTACTCTAAGACAATACATACAATCAGATGAAAGTGGTGAAGATGTATTATCAGTTGCTGATTTCGGTGCTTCCAAAAATACAGACCTTTTGGCTCTCAGCGATGTGTTAAGTGGAAAAAATCACAACTCTGTAAACCCTGACTCTTTTGATTTAGAAGCATCTGCTACCATTGTTGAGGGGTTGAAAACAGGAACAGCAGCAATTGGTAGAGTAAACTTTGGTGGTCTTGTTGCAACAGGTGTACCGGGTTTTTCACCTAAAGCCGGACTTTACGGATTTGGGAAAAGAGGCGATACAACATTTGCTAATAGATATGGTGTGAGCGATATTGCGGATAATGACTACACTTCACACATATCAACATCCTCATTAGATGAAGAAAATATAGGTTCGCAAAATATTTATGGTTTACAACTAAAAGACCATAAAAACAACATATACGGTGTTAGATATATCTATAGTAAATTAGGTAGAAGTTTTTCAAATGAAAATACTATTTTACCTGATACTTTCCGAGATGAAGTACAAGTGTATTTTGATGATTCAAGTAATGAAGAAGGTGGTTTCACAATCGGAAAACACATGCGTGGTACAGGAGATGCAACAGGTAGATTGTCTAGTTCTCTTACAGCATCTGATTGGAGAGGGAATAGATGGAATGCTGTACCTTCACCAAATCTAGGTGTTAAACTAAGTTTTGTTGTTTCGGGAAATAATGTAACAGTAGACGATGGCAACGGTCCGGGTACAGGGTATAAAACACCATACACAAGTTCAGATTTCACACATCCCGATAAGTTGGGTTACTTGGGATTCCCTAAGGAGAACGGTGTCTTTCAAACAACAAAAGTGGTATCAGGCTCAACAGAAGGTGATGTTACTAGTTATGAATATAGAATTGGTGATACTTTCTATAACTGCACCAATGCACCAGCAACAGATGATTATATTGTATCTCCGACTATGAATTGGACTACATTGGTTACAGATGAGTTATTGGCTGCTGTTACAGCATTTGCAATTAATTCATCGTTTAATTCTAATAACGATGTTATAGATTATATCACGTTTGATTGTACATCAATGTACGCTGCTGATGGTAGAACATTTGGTGAACATGGTGTTAGAGGTGATGCCATTCGTATAAAATCATCAAAACAAATATCCAAGATGTTTTCAGCATCTACACACAAAGACTTCGGTATTCAAGCAGCACATCTAGAGTTTGGTGAAGTAAGAAAAGCAGAAGTAGACACAGATGGTAATTGGACTTTCGGTACATCTAGAGCGCCTAGTAATACACAAGTAGACACAGGTAGAAGTGTTGATTGTGGTTATATTCCAAGTACAATTCTTAGAGTTAAAACTAAGTTTTGTGGGCCTAATTCCAACACCGCTACACCGATTATAGTTGGTAGTGATAACAAACCAATAAACACATCTCGGTGGAAAAAGAATCTATCAGGTGAAGATTATGTTGATGTATCAGGTGATAAGATATTACCAAAGATAGAAAATCCAATAGTTAGAACCGATGATTCACAAAGTAGTCATTGGAATCAACAACACGTAATTTTAACTAATGATATGTACCATTTCCTCAAACCTGCTACCGATTACACATCAAGTGATGCTTTAGCAGGTCATATACAACCATTTGGTGAAAGAAAAAATATATACATAAACAAAGACATGTATGTTACAGCAGAGGCTTCTGTAGGGGATAATAATACACATACATTAAACAACACAATACAATGGACAACAAATAGTGAAATCAATTGGCCTTCTTCTGTTGTAGACGCATTCTTACATTTACACTTATCTCAAGAGTTTGATGGTATACGCTCACTTGGTAGTGTACTATCTGAACCTATAGTACATTTCAAAGGTGGAAAATCAAGCCCCGACCATAGCGTACCGTTATTCTTCGGTGGTGGTTTTAGTGGGGTTGTATTGGATGTTAATGATGGTTCAATGAATGACTATTCAGACTTCTATACACACCCTTACTCAAATGGCCCAACAGGAACTGCGGGTATACAGAATGCAAATGAAATATCTACAAGTTTTGCTATGTTAGATTGTAATGCTATCTTCTCTTTCTTCCCCGGTGCTGCGTTATGTAACCAACATCGAGGTAGCCCGTTACCACCCGTGTTCAACAAACAAAACGTATTGTCAACAGATTTGGATAGAGGTGGTACTCTATGTGATACTGATGGTGTTGTGAAAGCCAAACCTGTACCGTTAGTCTTGAGATTCCCACACCCAACAGCCCGTTATGAGGATTACAAAAACGATGTAGATAACAAAACAACGTACTTGGTATTTGGGCCGGGTCAAGCATTTCCTTTCCATAATGAAAGAACTACATCTAATGGTGAGACTACTAACCCAACAGAACCACATCCGGGTAGAGTTGTAACAACAGGTAATGGTTGGAACAAAGTACCATACTATGATGACCGATTCCACAATCAAATAAACAATAAAGATACAGGTAATTCTTGGAAAGCATATAGACCGAGGTTGAAAGCAAATTACCTTGCAGAAGCAGCATATCATTGGAGATGTGTCATTAATTGGGAAACACCCGCTGGTTATCCATTAGGTAGAAATTACCGACAATATCCATCACATGGTAGAAATTACGGGCAGATGATAGACTCTGATGACACAACATACGACAATCGCACACAGCCACTAGGTTACACCCCCTTCATCGGCTATGGTATAGCAACAGCAGCAGATACTGTGTTTCACATGGATGGTGGTTTCCATCCCGGCGGTCATTGGATGGATGAGATAATTACCTTCAACCCGCCAAAACAAACAACAGAAAAAATCAGCGTTTCAGGATATAGTGAGATTAACCCAACAGCATTCAGAGTAGGTGCTGCTATGGTGACTGCTTACATAGATTGGACACAAACAACAAACCTAGCAACAACCGATGTAGATACTGAATATATTGTTGTGGATGGAACAAGATGTCAGAACGGTGAAGAGTTAGCATCTGTTATCAGTTCGGCAATCAATTCATTCCCCGGCAAAGGTGCGTTGAAATCTATAGGTGGCACACACCATCCTTCAATGGGTACGTCAAACAGACAAGACCGTTACGGTTGGGTTGATATTGGTAATCCAACTGCTGCGCCAAACTCAGGTTCAACAATGGGTGATTATTGGGTTGATAGTGCCGCATCAAGTGACCAAGATATGTTGAACAACTTACCCGCATCAGGCTGGTTGAGAGCAAGCACCACAACAAGTCCAGCATACGCTTGTTATTACATGAAGCAAGTGATTCCTAGTGGTAGCGACTTCAAGGCTAGATTCTACCTTGCCCCCAACAAAATGACGGGAACTACTGCTACTAGGACATTCCTACATGATAATGTTGCCCCTGATTATACAGACCCTTCTACACTTTCTGCCTTCACCGGAGATAAATTATGGGTGTGGTCTAAGACAGGTGTTATTCGCTTCAACAATGAGAATGCAAGCACACGCGACCATATGACACAGGTTCATTTCTCAGGTATAGTAGATGCTATTGATAGAACCAAACCAATAGGTGCTGTTGGTTGGCATGGTGAAAGATATTCATATCTCAACAGTTTGAAAGTAGGTACAGAAGGTTATGCTGCTGGTTTAGGTGCATATCACCCATTCCTCAATTTTACACCATATGGTACTGCTTCGACTGTGATGAATGTTTATGGCTCTCTACCGTTAATAGCACCTCTTCCTGATTCTCCTGAAAGTAGTGCTATAATTAATGACGGTGAAGCAACAGTCGCTACAAGGAAGTCTTACATTAGCGCACCTTACACAGACAATACGTTTACAACCGCTGCTGCTAGTTTGAGAGATTATGGTTATACTGATGCAAAACACGTAACACAGAGGTCGGTCAAACCACCAAACTATGTGTTTAGTTACGCTAATACAGATACTAATAGTGTAATGGAAGATTCGTTACATCACCCACAAGGTGTGTACTCTTCTGCATTTTTGGTAGTATCATATGAAAGTGAATTGTCAATGGTAGCGAAACACGATAGAGATGGTGTGGATGCTTTTGGTGATTGGTTGTATGCAAAACACGGCACTAGTGCAGATATATCAGATGGTGGTACTACCAAGTGGGATGAGAGATTCCACGGACAAGACCGTTTCATAGCACCTGCGAATGCAGGGCCAAACGTAGAGGCTTTGATAGTAGATGGAACACAAGTACCTCAAGGCACAGTAGGCTCTAATTGGATTGATTCATTATTCCCACCTGCTAGTGGTGATTTTGTACATCTACATTCTGCTGTTTCTAATGACCTTTCATTACACAACGCAGTACCCGGATTCAAAGCAACAGGAGATTTGTTGTATGACTTAGACCATTCTGTAGGCTCTTTCAATTTGCAAGCAAGTGGTGTTGAGAGAAATGTATCAGAAGATTATCACTCAGGTGCGTTTTATTCTCAAGGTATGGGTGTAGTGGGAACTAATTTTTGGATGTCTGATGTGAATGGTTATCAAACTTACAAAAATAGTCCTGTAAAAAACTTCACAGTAGAGAATGTAGTGTGGAAGAGAATGGATGGTGGCAACCTCTCATTACCTGCAATCAACGCTAGAGGTATGGGTGCTGTACCTTTCGTTACGAGAGTCAAAGAAGGTGCGGCACATCTAACAGGTGAAAAGATATATGGTAACGTGAGGTTTAGTTTTGAAACAACCAATTCTGTTATGATGCCTACAATAGAAGCACAGGAACTAAAACAACCCGGTTTACCAAATCACAAAGTAAACAACGTGCTACAGATACCAAATGAAGAAATACAATTCCAAGAGATAGCAGTAATTGATGATAGTGGTAAGGAACACGTCATAGAGGGTGGTAGTCCGTTTGGTACTGTGATTAGATGCTTTGATGTTAAGAGAGGTAAACCATCTCTTGCTAACAGCGGCGAAGCACCCAACCTAGCAGTTAGACTACCTAATCCTGATAGCATACCCGGCAATATTGTTGTACGTTCAGGGTTTGACCCTATACAAGCCTATCAGAATGAGACACTTGGTGCAGGTGGTATACAACATCCCGGCAAAGGCTCAACACGCTTAGGAGAGTTATTTGAGAGGACAACGCAACATAACCCCGTAAATCACCCATTGTATGAAGAATACGGTTGGGAACACTTTGATGAAGAATCAGGTGAGAGTAAGATTGGTGGTTTCAACACCAACAGTTTAGATTCTGCTTACGAACTACATGACAGGATGCTTTTATTCCATGTGTGTAAAGTGGGTGTTGGACACACTCATCGTTATCCAACTGCCTATTCACACGCTGTAACTAATACTGCGGGCGGTGGTGTTGTTAATCAGGCTCTAACTGTATCTTCTTTTTCTAGTGGTACGTTAACAGCAAGTGCTACAATAGATACTACAATTTTTGCTGCTGATTTCGGCACTAAGGAAGAAGATGATTACAGGCGTTACATTAGAGTATACAACGCTAGTGGTGAAAGCGGTCTAGCATCTTACACAGGTATTAGTGGAACTACGTTTACAACAGTCAAAGGGGATGCAAACTTCGTATCACTTGTAGCGAAAACCGACACACTAACCATAGTGCCATCCTATCCTATTCCGGCGGGTTCTGCTAGATTCTATGCAGCAAACAGATTACGCGACCACGCAGAAGTGAGTGGTAACTCTCCTGATATGGCACATACAAAATACGTTGACGGTAGTGAAACACCATATCAAAGATATTCAAAACCAATAATGACACCTATGGCTTATCCTAGAATGGGGCATCACTATGTCAATGCAACACAACCTATGCTACCCGGCCATTGGGCGCACCCTGCATATCAATCGCTTTACAAGAAACACAGGTTTGAACAATCGGTAAACATTGGAAGAAAAGACAGCAAGACAATGAAAGATGCTGTTGTTGCATCGGCTGAAGAAGTACCCGTAAAGGCTGATTTATCAATAGGAGACAGCATTAACCCTGTGGAAGCAGAAGTTGTGTTTGGTTCTCTAAACGCTGCACCAAGCCCACCATCCGACTTACACGGCGGTGCGTTTACACTAATGTTTGAAACATCTGTGAAGTGGGATGGTTACGGTGTGTTAGCAAGTTTGGGTAATGCTGGCGTTATCAATAAAGCAGGTGGACATAGGATTGTATTGGCCGCTGCTGCTAACTACACACTAGCAAATCATTTCCCTGACCCATCAGAAGTGGGTGCTTACCAAATAGTCATACAACCAAATATGTTTAGGGGGCAATTCGGCGGTGTTGTAGAAAGTGAGAGTTATGCGTTTACAGGTCAGCAACTAAACACAGTAATTGGTATTAAAAAGTACGATAGTGAGTTTGGAGGTTTAATCTTAATATTAGCAAAAGCAACACAATTTGATTGTAGAGGTTGTGAAGTATTCGTAAATGAGTTGATGTTAGATATATCTCCTGATTTTGGTAGTCAATTTACAAAGATACCGCCTTTGTTACTTTACAATCCATATGGTGTTAATCTAAATGAAACCCCATCGTTTACTAGAAGGAACTTCCCATACTCTCCAATGATGGTGAAGTCAACACCTTCACACACACTTAACGTGCCGTGGTGGTCTATATTGTTTGGAAATATAGATAGTAGCACAGAATTGATTTCAAATAATTCAAGTTACATGGGTTTGTCTCAATATGCACCTCATAATTATGAAGTATTTGCAAAAAGTACCTATGGAAGTGTTGGACATATATTAGGTATGCAAGGACATAATACAAAATACCCAAATATATATTCAAGTATATTAGAAAATACATCTCCAATTGCAAAAAGTATAGTGGCAACTAAGACAAATAGTGGTGAGTTTACTGTAAACGATGGTAGTGGATTCCCTGCTAATCCTCAATTTGGACAAGAAATATACTATACAGCAGCAAACGGTAGGGTTTATTCTACAACATATACCCGTACAGGCTATGCAGCAGACGGTATTAATCTAAGAAATACCTTTACTGTATCTAATAGTAGTCAATTCTATTCTAATTTAACTACAGGTGTTACAATATATCTAAGTACAAATTATAATTCATATACTTCTAAGCAATATAGTAATGATAAAACTATATCTAATTATGCAAAAACAATTAGTACATTATCTTCAGGTAGTAGAGACACCAATACATTACACCCACCTGATGCATTCTTATGTTTATGGAGTCATAATTTAGGTAGACCTATGACATATTTCTCAGATACTAGAAGTGCTTGGGATAGTCAACCATCAGTTCAAGCAAGATACAATGCTATGCCTGAACATTTTGAAACTATACATTATCATTCTGCTAATTATCAAATGAGTTTTGGCCCATTTAGTTTTATGATGAAAGCACAAAAAGCATCTAATGGTGATGGAACAGTCAACACGATAGATAATGACCTTAATGCTTATGATATATCATCAGGTGTTTACGGTGCTACTCTATATGGTGGATATTGGCCTTGTGGTAGTAGAGGTGGCCCACAAGTTAGTTGTTTGGATGGTTATACACAAAGCAGCGTTTCTTGGGCGTTACCGGGCTTTGCATCTAATGTAACAATGAATTGGGAAGATGAAGGTTGGAATAGTCTTAACAACACATACACAAGAACAACAGGTCTTACCACAAGAATTAGTAATGATACAGTTAGAAGAAACTTCGGTTATAGAGTTGGATTGAAACAAGCATACAACCGCCCTGCTTGGGGTATTGTACCTGCTCGCGGTGCTTTAGAGAAAACAGCCTCAGGTGATGCATACAACACCACTAGTTACGACTCAGGCCCAATAGTACAAATAGAAACACACGGCAACCTTTCATCCAAATATAATGGGATTTTAGGCCGTTTAAGCAACTTTACAGGTATGTTAAACTCAGATGTGCAAGGTGAACAAGTGCGTTACGCACAAGGTACAAGAATGACTAGACCTTTTGGTGTGCCTGTAAGAACACTATCTAACAAGAGTACAGTTGAAAGAGATTGGTGGGGTGATGTAGAAGGTTTGGAAATCACAGATTTGGCGTTAGCATCCAAACATTACCTAGTAGATTGGTGGGGTAACGATAGGGGTGAAGATGTGAGAAAATCACCTGTGCGTGGATTCGGTATTAGACCTGCTTGGGATTGCGGTAACGCATACAAAGAAGGCACTAACACACCGTTTGATAGAGTGTGGAATAGTGGCTCTCCGTTATTCAATGTGAAGAACATACTCAACAGCAGCGGTCAAGTCAGCATCACCAATAGTAAAACAATACCACGTTTTGGTGGTGTTGTTAACAGCGCAAATAACAACAGTAGCAGTACCTTAGTAGATGTGTTTGCACCATTCCATTCTTTGAGAGTTGGTGATATGGGTAACGGTAGAGGTGTTAGATACCCGACTTTCTTCAACCAATGTGTGTATACCGATGTTAGTCAGGCTGTGGTTAACACAGGTTTGGTTCTAAGCAAGCACACATCTGAACCGTTGTTTGGTGAGGGTCTGTTACGCCCCCGTAACGCTGTACTGCAAGCCGATGAAGTCAAGAGAGGTATAAGCAATTCACTCAATTTATCAGATGATGGTTTGTTGAAACCCGAAGCAACGGTCAGTAGTAGAACAGAAACAATCAGCGGAAGTTCACAACACGTTGATGCAATCAGTAGAACAAGCCCAAGAATCGGTATTGATGCACCGTTGTTTGACACAATCGAAGAAAACTTTGTTGCTCTAAACAGCGAAGCACATAGTCTACATACAGATAGAAACGTAGGTCAAAGAGTTGTGTTGCAAAACGCATTCAAGAGAAACAGCAATAGTACAACTAATGATTTTGTATCACCATCATCTTTCACTAGACAACCGGGTGGCTCTCCACAATCAGCAATATTGAGATTTAGTCATACAAACGTATTCCGTAGTTATGGTGGTTCTTACATCTTAGAAGCAAAGAATTATTCGACTATAGTTGATGATAGTGGTTGGGGTAGAGACAACATAGCATCACCTAGTAAATCAAGTAATCCTTATCAAAACTCAGTTAAGAAAAACAACAACCGAACAAACAATGAAACCGATAAATCTGTGAGATTCTTAGTAAGACCAATTAGAGTATTGGATAACAAACACGTTGAGTTGTATAGAATGAACGACCAACTACATTCTAGTAGCCCTCAAGAAGTTGACACGGAGAAATCTTACTACGCTGCTACATCAGGTAACAAATATGGATTGTTTAACTATGAAGTAGATACACCTTCCACATCATCATTCTATGTGGGTGGCACAGCAGGTGCAAACGCAAATGGTCCGTATTATCCTGTGGTGTTGTTCGATGATGCTTCTTTCACAAACACTCTTTCAACAGGCCCAACAATACCAACTAGTGAATCTTCAAACTTTACCACAAATGTCAAACAAACTGTTGCTAGACTTATTGTAACAGAAAACACATTACAACATCACCGTTCTGATTCTGTAAGAAAAGGTGATTTTACAGTCCAACCAAGATTCTCTCAAACGCTACATCCTAAAGGACACAAAGGAGATGTAAGTTTCAACACAGACGACCACACAGGTGATGCAACATGACTTTGATAGAACCTGTTAACGGGGCTTTCACCGAATCTCCAAATGAGATTATGTATGATGTTAGAAAACCTGTGTTTGTAGACAACGCACTTCATTTAGGAAAATACGAATCACAAAAACTAGGTTTGCCAAAGGTAAGTTTTGCCGCAACACCACACACATTGGCTACTGAAAAGAAATACAGCGTTGTTGAAGAACAATCGTCAATGTTATTATCCCACAACAAAACAGCAGGGCATACATCTAAAGTTAGTGTTTATTCCCCTAGTGGTGTTAACACAACATCTAGATTGCTATATGACTCTAATGATGTAAGTAAAAGGCTCTATAGAGATACTGTAGAAAATCTTCCTGAGCAAATTAGACTCAATTTATCCAACATGGAAAATCAAACATTTGCTGATTTAGGGTTGAGTAACACATTCCATCTAGGCCAACCCGTTGACGTTGGACTAAGGACTAGTGATTTAGCACTAGAGTTAGCATCCGAAGTTGATGGTGTACTATCGTCTGTGTCAATAGGCACACCTTTGACTGTAACAAACGCAGATTCACAAAGAAGAAAACATAGTAATAGTTTCTCAGCCTTTAATTTCAATAATTTCAATCTAATGGTTGCATTAAAGATTCTTTCAAGAAGAGACAATAGAGTTTTGGAGTTTGATAATTTTGGTAATCTGTTATTTGTACCATTTAACTTTTCTAAACAACATCACAGAGTATACAAAGATTTACGATTTGGCCCTGAGAAGAATAACCCTATAGATGACACTCTGAATAGAGTAACTGTCAAAGGTAGTGTTATTGCTCTGAATGACAAGAATATTGTAACACTTAACGATGGCGGTAGACAAAAAGGCCGCTTCAATAGTAACGTCATAGAAAATACAACCCCAATAGTAGATTTGTCTTTAATGGGTCATAATGAAGTAAGTAAAGCAGCAAGACAGATTTTGAAGGCTAATAATTTACTTAGCAAATCAATAGAGACAAAAGGCCATCCTGATTTGTGGTATCTAAGACCGGGAGATGTAATGATGTACGGTGAGAAAAGATATGTTATTATGGAAGCACAACATAGTTTAACAAATAGAATGAGTGATTTTAACTTGCTTTCATTACAAGCGGGTATAGAAAATATATTACAATCTATTGATGAGAGTGCTGTAAGTTCAATTGATGTGAAAAGTGAAAATCTGAAAGAGCAAATAATTAAAGAAAATCTCAACTTCTTTGATGAAATTAGAGTAACCACTAAAGTCAACATAATCACAAATATTGTGGAGGGTGCTAAGTTAATTTTAGGTGGTAATTCCAATAGAGTTGGTTTAGGGGCAAGTGCTAAAACAATCGGAATGAATAAGAGCGTTCCCTTAGTGGATGTAGGTGATGAATAATGGCCGTTAATGATTATCTAAAACGACTCATAGTAGAAACGATAGCCAATAACATCAATGAAGTCATAATTGGATTTGACAACACACCCCCTACAAGTAGCGATGGGAGTGCTGGTAGACCTGCTATTACAGTAACACCAACTGTTAAGATTTTAGACAACTCATCTATACTAGTGGAAGCCGAAATACCTATCACAGAAAAGTTCGATGAAACGCTAAAAGAAGTATACATTCAAATGAAAGACAGCACAGGCTTTACACCTGTGAGTCGCCACGTTTTCAGACCCGTTGTGAAAGATGACAACACAGAAATGAAAATACAGATTCTATATGAGGTGAGTTAATGTCCAATCCGCTAAAAACACACACAGACAATTTACAAGATGGAGACTTTATTTTCTCATCCTCGCTAACTAACATGCTAGAAGGTGTTCATGGTAATGGTATACTGTTGTTAGAGGACTATGCGGTAGGTGAATCTAGAAGATATACACCATCTGCTTTGCCGGGTGCTATTGCTTATGCTAGTGCTAACACTATAACAATAAAAGGTGGTCACGGTGTCTTGGATGGTATAATAGTTGATTTTGCTGGTGGTTATAGTGCTAATACACCCAATACGCTAACTCTTGATTTGGATAATACAGATTATGGTGCTTATTTAGAGTCAGGACAACAATGTTTATTCGTAATCTACGTTACAACTGATAACTCTTCAGGTGTTAATAGAATTGGTGTTGAAAGAAGTAGCGCAGGTACAAGTTTTCCCAACACACCAACTAGTTTCTTGAATGAAGGAGGTTCTCTAGATGTAGACCAAACCTTTGTTCTAGGTGTAGTGAAGGCTGTTCACGCTGCTAATTCGACAACCATGCAGATAGACATAGAAAGTGATTCTAACATTTATGACCTAAGAAGTTACGTTAGACCATCACCATTGTATTTAGGTAGAATGTCGAAAGGTACTGTTGGTGCTACTGCCTCAGACTCTATTAGAATCAACAGCCATACTGACCTTGATGGTATACACGGTGGCGGAACAGAAAACGGTACTTTTTCAGCATCTAAGTTGGGTGGTCTATGGATGGGTGCTGATGAAAGTAACAATGATGTGTTATTCTTTTCGGGTTATCAAGATTCAACAAGAAGAACACATAGACTTGGGCCAAACTTGGTTTTAGTTCAGGCTAATTCAGACGACATAACATTTCAATTTGATGATTACAATTACTTCATATTAACACCATCAGGAGACATTAATCTCACGGCTGATACAAACGATTCTGCTTTTCCGCCCGGTCATACTATCTTTGTGTCTAACAAACATGCTAGTAATGCAGTAACCTTTGTAACTTCAACTACCCCTAGTAGTTACTCTATTGGAGGTAACACTAGTGCTGTGTTTGTTTTTGATGGTAATAATTGGCAACAGACCATGCTTTCCTCAACAGCAACCACGACATCTAGTGGTACATCAGGCTTAGTGCAATTATCTGATGGTGCAAGTGGCTTCACTAGCGACTCTACATTTAGTTTCAACACCACATCGAATAAATTAACAGTTACAGGTGATATTAGTATTACAAATCTGTTAAGCGACCCTAAAGCGATAGAGTTTACACCACATAGTAGTAACTTAGGAGGAACAGCAAATCAAACACTATGGATGGATAGCGGTGATTCAAATAAACTTAAATTAGGTAGCGATACCATTCTTCATAGCGGTAATACAACTAGTGCTAGTTACAACTTCATAGGTCTGACCGATACACCTGCTAATTTTACTAATTCGGCAAACAAGTTTCTTCAAGTTAATGGCACACCTGATGCTATTATTTTTGATACAATAGCAGAAGGTGATTTACCCACCACACTACCTAGTGTAACTTCTATTGGTTCTAATGGAAATACTCTCACAGCAGCAGGTAATGTATTGATTAGCGGTACGTTGGAAGTATCAGGTGGAACAACAACAATTAGTTCAACAACAATCACAGTTGATGATAAGAATATTGAATTAGGTTCTGTGGATTCACCTGACGATAGTACCGCAAACGGTGGTGGTATAACACTCAGAGGTGCTGGTGATAAAACAATTTCATGGAGTAGTACCACAGGTGCTTGGGAGTTCAACAAGAGTGTGTTCCCAAGTGGAAACAACACATTAGATTTAGGTAGTAGTTCAGTAAAATGGGCCAACGGTTATTTCACCACAGTACACGGTGCTGGTAGTTTCACCACGATAACAGGTTCAGGAAATGTAGCGATTGATACAGACACATTGAAGGTTGATGTAACTAATGATAGAGTCGGTATCAACCAAGCAACACCACTAGCCCCCTTACAAATAGCAAATGTCGGCTATGGTGAAGCCATAGGTTCTATTACTGATACTAATAACAACGGTGATGGTAGTTCAGACGACCATATGGAGATTATTCTTTACCCTACTGCTAACTTCAGGTCAGGTAAACTCTTGATAGAGTTTGATGGTGAAGATGGCAGTAGCAATAGAGTCTTTGAAACAGCAGAGGCTGTTGTAACCCATGATGGTACAAATGCATCCATCACAGTATACGGTTTAGTCCAATCCAACTCCAACGAAACTTTACAAGGTGTGTACGATACCAAGATAGAAAGCGATAATTTGATATTGGTAGTCACACCGCAGATTACAGGCATAGACTGTGATGTTAGAGTAAGTTGGCAAGCGATGGTGGCATAATGACAACAAATAACGCAGATTTCAAAGTGAAAAAAGGATTGAAGGTAGAAGGCGGCAACGTAGATTTCTCTAACTCACAAAACGCTACTATTGCAGTAGACGCTATTGCAGCAGGTACTAACGATACGGTTGGTAAAACTCTTACAATTTCTTCCGGTACAGGTACAGGGAATCAACTTGGTGGTAAATTAACATTCAAAACAGGTGGGTCTGCTGGAACTAGCGGCAGTACCGCCACTACTCCTGTGCAAGCACTTACAATTCAACCCGGTGGAGATGTACACATAGGCACAAACGGTCTTAACGCTACTATAACTAGCACAGGTTCATCAATTAACGCTACGGTTATAGGCGACCATTCACATACTTCAGGTAAGTTTACTACATTACAAACCACAGGCACTTATAGAGCAGATGCCACAGTTGTAACAGGCTCTACTGTTTCAATTAATAACGCTGACACAACATCACCTAGTTTGAATAGTAATAGTGATACACAAATTAATGGAAGTTACAAAGGTGGTAGCACTACTAATTCAAGTTTAATGACATCAGAATTGAGACTAAAATCAGATATTAGTAATGATGATTTAGGTGGCTCTTGGAATGAGTATCAAGGTGACGCTAATTTATTAATTATGGAAAATGCAGAAAATCAACCTGCTGGTGGTCAAGGTGTTGTATTTTCTGTTGGTGCAGGTGGAACAGGTTCTGCTTGGGCTACAGGTAGATTAAGGGGTGGTACACAAACAGATGATATATTCACAATAGGGCATCGTGGTGCAAATTGGGATGCTGTAGGATATGCAAACGGCACAAATGAAACCACAGTAAGCCCATTACAATTAGCACAATCTAGATTTACTATCAACGTCGATGGGGATGTTGGCATTCGTACATTAGGTGGAAAATTAATTTTTAGAGGACACGCAAGTGGTGACACTACCACTGTATATGAACAAAGTTTTAACGCATCAACCTCATCTACAGCAGCAGTTAGTTATGTTTTACCTACAGGCACTCCGGGTGGAAATGGATATGTTTTATCATCTACCACAGGCGGTCAACTTTCTTGGATAGCAGCCGCAGGTGGAGCAGATGGAATGGGTGCAGGTTTCCAATTAGAAGATGATGATGGTACAGAAGTAGCAATCACCACAAGTAAAGAAGTGAAGTTTATTGGTGCGGGAATTACTACCAATTGGACAGACGTAGATAACGGTACAGATGCTGACCCATACGATATGACTTTCACTTTAGATGTTGATGACCTCGGTACATCAGCCAACTTTGCAGCGGGAGATTTAATCGCCTTTGGAGATTCAAGCACAGCAGGTAATGATACTGTAAAAGGTACAGTTAACACTTTAGCAACATTATTTGCTGGTGCTGGTCTTACTGCAACTAACGCTGTAATCGCTGTAGATGCAGACCAAAGCGGCCAAATTACATCTGTTGGTGCGCTTACAGCACTTTCAACTGCGGCGGCGGCTAGTGTTGATATTAACGGTGCAGATGTTGATATTACCGCAACAACACTATCCATAGATTCAACCGATACAACCAATCTAACGATGACTGCTAACTCAAGTAGTGCTAAGGCTATGACTATTGACGCTGCAAACTCAGGTTCAGGGGCAGCATCAATATCAATTGGTACAACTCAAGGAACTGCTATAACTATTGGAAACGCAACTGCATCTGAAGTTACAATTGGAGATAATCTAACTGTTAATGGTGATTTAATTGTTACAGGTTCAGTTGATACAGTATCAAGTACAACTATTGTTGTAGAGGATAAAAACCTAGATTTAGGTTCAGTAGCAACCCCAACCGACACCACAGCAAATGGTGGTGGAATCACGTTAAAAGGCACTACAGATAAATCAATTCTTTGGGATAGCACTAATTCAAATTGGACTAGTAATCAAGATTTCAACATAGCAACAGGTAAGAAGTTCAGAATTAACAATGTGGCTGTGTTTGAAAGTTCAACTGAACTAACTAGCACCGTAGTAACATCGGGTCTAACACAAGTTGGTGCTTTGGCTAATGGTTCGATAGCATCCGGTTTTGGCACAATAAGCACAGGAAATGCAATCACCACAACAGCCGCCGTTACAGGTGGCTCTCTTGTAGCAGATAACATCACTATTGACGGAAACGAAATCTCAAGCACCAACAGTAATGGTGACATCACACTCACACCAAACGGAATAGGAGAAGTAAATATCGCTGCTAGTAATCTGAACTATGCAGGTACGGCTGTTACAGCCACAGGTTTAGAACTAAACTATCTCGACTTAACTGCCTCAATAGGTACAGTTACAGGAAGCGAGGCTCTTGTTGTAGACGCTAGTAGAAATCTCACTAACATAAACAATGTAACATCAACAGGTACAGTACAAGCCGCTGCTGTTAGCGTAGACGCAGTTGCTGTGTTAGACACAACAAGAGGCTCAGGTGCAGATGTTTCAAATGCTACTGTTCTCACATCATTCGCTACAGGTACATACACCACAGCAAAATACATCTATCAAATCAAGAAAGATAGCGCAGTAGATACAGATGTTGGTGAGATACTTATTACATACGAAGGTACAACTAATGATGTGTATATTCTTGAATATGGTATGATTAGCACAGGCACTTCGATTGGTGCTTGGTCGGCAGATTTCAATTCCAATACAGTACGTCTAATTTACACACCTGCTAATAACGGCAACCACACTTACACAATACTCAATACTCTACTAATATGATGGAAAGTGAAATCATGGTGATACAATGGCAACAAATAATGCAGATTTTAAGGTAAAAAAAGGACTAATAGTAACAGAAGGCATAACCCTCGGTGGGCATACTTTTAATGATATTGACATAGGAACTGAGTTTGTTGATACTGACGACCACTTAATGTCATCAGGCGCAATCAAAGAAAAAATTGAGTCTTATAATTACAATAATTATTCTCTCCCAACTGCTTCCTCAACTGTTTTAGGTGGAATTAAAGTTGGTTCTAATTTAACAATTAGTAATGGTGTGTTGTCGGGAACTGCCGATACTGTTTATACTCATCCTTCACATAATGGAGATGATATAAGCATAGATACAGGAGCATTAACAGGTGCAACAGTTATATCAGATTTAGACTTTAATGTAACTACTGATACATTAGGACACGTTACGGATGCTAATGCTACAATAGCAACAAGAAACTTAACATTAGCAAACTTAGGTTTTACAGGAGATACTGATGCTACTGATGATTTAACTGCGGCAGAAATTAGAACTTTAGTTGGAACAGGTAATGGTAATTTAGTTCCCGCAGCAGGTACGTCAGGACATTTCTTAAAGCACGATGGAACATTCGGGGCATTACCTGCTAAAATGGCATTTACTGTAAGAGACAGTTCAGATACAGATGTTCTTATTCCTGATGGTAGATTTATTAAGTTTAATGAAGGTAATGGTTTAGATATTACTTTTACAGATACAGATACAGGAGATACAAATGACCCATTCGATTTAACTTTCAAAGTTGCTGATGATGGTATAGGTGCAGCCCAATTAGCAAATACTGCTGTTACTGCGGGTTCTTACACAAGTGCAGATATTACAGTTGATGCTCAAGGAAGATTAACTGCGGCTTCTAGTGGTAGTGGCGGTGGTGGTGGAATATCCAATGTTGTTGAAGATACATCACCACAATTAGGTGGTAATTTAGATGTTAATGGTAATAGTATTGTTTCGACCTCAAACGCTAATATTAATATTGCTCCAAATGGAACAGGCATTGTAGATATATCCACAGCATTAGAAGTTGGTACAGGTACTCAACCATTACCTGCAAACGGTGTAGTTACAATAATTAATGACGATACAGACACCACTAAAACATTGTTACTTGTGGATAATGAATCAGATGCCACTAATGGCCCTGTTTTAACTTTGTATAGAAACACCACTTCCCCTGCCGATGGTGATATACTAGGTAAAATAGAACTTAATGGTGAAGATAGTGCAGGTAATCCTAGAGCGTATGGAAGTATAATACAAGAATCAACAGATGTTACAAGTGGTTCGCATGATGGTACTATGATTTTCAATGTCGCTGATGCGGGCGGTCAAGTGGATTTTATGACAGTGGGTAAAAGCACAGTTACT